GGAATCTGTAAAACTCATCCAAGCACATCTCCTAAGGGAATGTGTTGGTGAGGATTGCGTCCGTGCCTGGAGTCGGCTAATGCCGATTCTAGGTAACGCAAATACGGAACAAAGGACAAAAGTCCTTTATTACCATATGCCCTCTGGCAGTCTCCTATCGGAGACATACAGAGGTAAATCTATCGGCTCACAAGAGTGGGCTAAGGGAAGAGGCGCTTACTTTGACAAAAAACAGAGTGAAGCGCTGACCGTCCTTCTCACCCGAAATATCGGGCTTGGGAAGTCAGTAGTGGGTGTAATCCTTAGTAGGAAAATCACTCACTTCCAAAGAATCGAAGAGTTCATATCTGGACTCATAGATTCTCTTTGGCTGGCGGATGAAAGGATTTTTATCCATAATTCGCCAGAGTGCCTTCTAGTCAGGAAACTGATTAGAAAGATATTCGCCGTAGGGTGTACACGATTGTGTCCCCTCGTCGATCAGTGGAAGGAATGGGGAAATTTCCTCTTCCATACACTCGCTCAAACGATAACCATCGGTGAGCTTAAAGTACCCGCGGAGAATAACATCTTCCGGTTACTTAATGGGATCCCCTATATTAATAGGGTCTACCAGGGAGATAAAGATATGTTGCTAATGCAGCATGTCTCACATCTTATTTCGAGTCGCCAGATGCCCTATATGGGAGAGGAGACCGAGAAAAAGTCGCTAGAGAAGTTCAAAAATGTACTTCAAAGTGATTTTGTTGCTGACGATACCATAGTAATGGAGCTATCGTTAGCAGCACGTAGGATTGGTGGCATATGCAAAAGCATACGCAATCAACCTATAACCAATGGTAGTGCACACATTAGTGTGACTTCCAGCGGTGAATTTTCGCACAGTGTCTCGAAAGGGGCACAAGCGAAAGCTGTTCAGGAAGCCATGATTAGAATTCTAAATCAGGTCCCTGAAGACGACTTCGAGGAGAATACTCCTTTCGGTCGAGTAAGGCATGAGACAGGGCTAGAGCTCTGGAAAACCGCCTTTAGAAGAGAGGATGACCCAGCAAGAGATTTTTATTTCTGCGAGGACCTCTTTAGTCCGGTGACGATGGGATCAAACGATCCCAACTCACAGGAAGGTCGCTTCTGGGGACTGGATTCAGTCCTCGGAAAGCAACTTATGTACGTGGCGTGGAAGGAGATTTCCCCCACACCCGTATTACGCGCCGAAGTTGTCCCCGAACAGGGAAACAAGGCCCGTTTTGTGACACTCTCAGACTATTGGCTGAATGTGCTACAGGCTCCATTGGCCCACGTACTCGTGGACGCAATGAAGTACCACCCTTCAGTATTCTCAAGCTTTCACCGACAGGATCAAGCTTGGGAAGCAGTAAAGGGACTTGTGCAAGTAGAAGACATTAGTCTTTCAAAAACACAACATGTGTTATCTAGCGACCTAAAGGACGCTACAAACGCACAGCAATGGAACGTGACAAAAGGCATGCTCCGTGGCTTTATTGCAGGGTATGGGCTAGAGCTCAGACCTGAATATATCAACCTAGTCATTGACCTTATCGGGCCAAGACTGGTTTTATTCAAGGACGACACGAGTGTGCTGTCCAAGGTAGGAATTATGATGGGAGAGGCAATCGCCAAACCCGCCTTAACTCTACTCAACCTATCGGTTGAGGAATTAGCATTTGTGAAACACTGTCGTGTACCACAGATTCTAACCACAGCAGAACCAGCTCCGAAGCGGAAATGGCGATACTGTCACATTGGGGGGGATGACCATTTGGCCAAAGGCCCCAAAGGATACCTGGATAGGTTGACAAGAGTCCACCTAAGAGCAGGTTCACATATTTCTGATGGCCAGCATGGCTATTCAAAGATATGCATCAAGTACACGGAGAGGTTGATAAACCTCCAAAACCTTGTACATAGGAAACCTTTCCATGAGGATTACTCCTTATCTACAATCGTAGATTCTGTAAAGGTTCGCCTTATTGAGCGTGGTCAGTCGACCATGATCAAAAAGGATAACAAGAATGTGGCGATTGGTAAATCGACACAACTTGGCGGATGTCTAGAATGGTTACCAAAAGATAACCGATTCTATACACACGATAAGAAGGTATCCATTAGGAACCTCTTTATCGAACGGATGGGCCCCTTGCTACCAAGGAAAGCCTCACATCCGAAGGCATACCACGCCATCCACCTACCGGTGGAAGTTGGAGGGTATGGACTAGGATTGAAAAGTGAGTATGAATACATGCTCAATAACAGTCCTGAGCCCCACAAGTGGCTTCTATCGAAGGCATCTACAGGGCAAAATGTGAAGAAGGAACTAAGAATCTTTAG